CATAATGAAACAGCAAGTTAACCTAACTCCCTTACAAAAAGACTACGCTGTATATCTGCCAGCAATAAGCAGTTTCTACAGCACCTATGTCGCTAAACAGCGATTGGAAGAGTTTGTTCCTCATGATCGTATTCCTGCAGGATTTGACCGCGGAATTGAAGGCATGAACTTCCTCAATCCAGAGGAAGGCTACTTCAACTACAAATATGCGCTTTATTCTGCAGGACACGCACAGTTGGATCTAAACAAGAGTCTTGTACAAGAGTCTATGATTCAGCAGCGTGATCGCAAAAACACAATGATTCTAGGCGACTCAGGTGGATATCAAATTGGTAAGGGTGTTCTAAAATTTGATTGGTTAAACTTTGAGGGTAAAGATGCCAACAAAGTACGCCAACAGATTCTAGAGTGGTTAGAGTTAACTGCTGATTGGTCAATGATGCTGGACGTTCCTACTTGGGCCTGTGATCATATTCACAGTCCTAAGACTGGACTAAAAACATTTGAAGATTGCTTGGAGAAGACACGTTTCAATAACAAATACTTTTTAGAAAACCGTCTAGGTCAAACCAAGTTCCTCAACGTGCTACAGGGCAGCGATTGGAATACTGCAGAGCAGTGGTACAACGGTGTTAAGGAATTCAGTGATAACAAAGTCTGGGGAGACAAGGCCGCAGAAGGTTGGGCGTTTGGTGGTGCTAATATGTGCAAGATGCATATCACACTCAAGCGTCTAATGACCATGCGTGATGAAGGAATGTTGGAAGGTAAGGATTGGATTCACTTCCTCGGTACAGCACAATTAGATTGGAGTTGCTTCCTAACCAGTATTCAACGACAGATTAGAGAGCATATAAATCCAAACCTAACTATCAGTTTTGACTGTGCTTCTCCGTTTATTGCCACTGCTCACGGATTGGTTTATACAAACGCACAGCACAGCAACAAGCGTTGGTCAGTGATAATGGACAAGGCCCCAGATAATAAATCATTGGCTAAGAGCGATATTCCGTTTCCGTTTGAAAGTGAAATTGGTCGTAGACTTACAATGGGTGATATCTGTTACTATGCTCCCGGTATGCTTAACAAGATTGGAAAGGAAGGTAAAACTTCTTGGGATAGTTTCAGTTATGCTCTAATGATGGGCCATAATGTTTACTGTCATATTGTTGCTGTACAACGAGCCAATCAGTTAATGGATATTGAGTGTGCAAAGACTCAGCCCGATTGGCGACTGTGGAGTAAGAAAAAGGACAAAGACATGAGCGACGAATATAGCGAATGGGTTCCTAGAAACATTCTATATTTTGATCGTTTTGTTAAAGAACTATTTCAAACCAAAACTAAAAAAGCCGCATTTGCAATGATTGATGCTGCTGGTCCTTTCCTTAAAGACTTAGAAGGATCTAGACTACGCGGTGGTGCGCTTGAAAATGAGTTCAACAATTTATTCAGTGTAGAAGAAATAACTAAACCGGAACAGGTAGATATGACCAATCCGGACGATGATAAATTAAGAGAATTAGAAGAGGCAGTACAAACTGTCTAAATACGTTACAGGAGATTTTTATGATTAATACAAAAGTTAAAAAGAATACAACAAACGAAGTCCCATCAGACGAAAAGCTTTATAAACTTTTAGAATCAATGGATTGGAAACTTTGGGAAATTATGAATATGCTCAAAGACAATCTTCCCAACACAGAGAAAAAGGCTAAGAAATAATGGAACGCGATTACACTGAAGGTGTAAGGAGAGATGTTCAATTTTTTGTTGGCAAAGAAGTAGAGCATACTCCTGCCTTTGGAATGAAGACTCTGTTTGTTGCAGGTTTGCATACTACAGATTCTATAGAAAAAGTTCTAGCAGATTCTTTTATGAGTATAGGGGGTCCTGTTGAGCATCTTTTCTTTGGAGCAAATCATTCTTATAATCCGGCAAGAAACGGTGATTGGCAACCTTGGGAGGACATGATTAAACATTTCCTTAAAAAAGGTTATCTGTGTAGTCTCGATATTCCTCTTAGTGCTGTCGAACAGTTTCATGACGGCGCACTTTGCGAATATGACAATTTTATTCCGCAAATTCGTGTAGCTATACCTTATGTACAATTATGGAATTATAATACCATGATTAAAATAGATGACAAAGACTTTAAAGCTACTAACCCCGGAGTATGGAGTCATAGTCTGCACAAACTAATGGATAGAGATTGCTTTACAGATTGGGCAAAATATCGCAACGATGTTGCCCTATAAATTGGTAAAAAAATGCTTGACATTTGGTTTGACTTACCATACAATACATACATTAATAATTTGTACAGAGTTTTATGAGTACTAGTTTATCAATGATCTGGGTTACATTTCGTAAAGAAGGTATTCATCAATATCCTGCTGCTGCCACAGATTCAAAGTTGGCCACAGGAGATCAATATGATGTAAGCTTTTTAGGTTACCCACATCGTCATATTTTTCATTTTAAAGTTTGGATTCAAGTCCATCATGATGACAGAGATATTGAATTTATTCAGTTCAAACGTTGGCTAGAAAGTCTATATGAAGGCACACTTGAACTGAATCATAAATCCTGCGAAATGATTGCTGAAGATTTACACAAAGCAATCAGCGCAAGATATCCAAATCGTTCGGTTTGGATTGAGGTTAGTGAAGACGGCGAAAATGGCTGCTTCATTAAATTTGTTTAACCATAACTTTGATAGGATATAAAATGTCTAAGCATTACAATGCTAACACTCCTCGTATGAAGCCAGAAGTTTCCAGGATCTTTGACGATCTTGAGGCTTGGTTGGATCATTGCCGTTTCAATCTGCTAAAGTTTGATCCGGCGGACTTGTATAAGTCCAAGGAATGGCGTGACTTCGCAGGTAGGGGTAACCGTTCCTACCGCCGTCACAGAGGTTAAAATGCGAGTATTCCTCGTAGATCTCGAGGCAGTAGAATCTAGGTACACGGGCCAATGGAAGGTTCATGTACCTAGTCTATTGAAGAAGAGGGGGTTCGATGTACATACCATTTCCGGTCCTACTGACATACCTGCAGCAACGACTCCAGGCGCTTTTCTCAACTTTGGCGGTACTAACATATACAAGGCTAGCCAAGTTGAGCAGATCGGTAGATTATTTTGCGATGGAGCAGTACGCAGCGGTGATCATTTTCTATTCACCGATGCTTGGCATCCAGGAATAATCAATCTCAAATACATGAGCGAATTGTTGGGTATTAAAGTTATTACCCACGGTTTGTGGCATGCGGGCAGTTATGATCCGCAGGATTTTTTAGGTCGCTTAATTGGTGATGCTCCGTGGGTAAGGAATGCCGAAGCAAGTTTCTTTTATTGCTTTGATCATAACTATTTTGCCACAGACTTTCATGTTGACATGTTTTCTAATGTATTCTTAGATCCTTGGGCTAGAGAATCCTATACTAAAAACGGAGTAATTGTCCGCACAGGTTGGCCCATGGAATATATGGACTCAACGCTTACTTCCTATAAAAATATGAAGAAGCGAGATTTGATTCTGTTTCCGCATCGCATAGCACCAGAAAAGCAAGTGGAAATCTTCCGTGATCTCAAGAAGTGGTTACCGCAGTACGAATTCGTAGTATGCCAAGATCAACAACTTACTAAAAATGAGTATCACAATCTGTTGGGCGAGGCAAAGTTGGTATTCAGTGCTAACCTACAGGAAACACTGGGGATTAGTTGCTATGAAGGTGCTGTGGTGGACGCCATTCCTATGGTTCCAGATCGATTGAGTTACACTGAAATGTATTTTGATGAATTCAAATACCCTAGTGTATGGACAGAATCTTACAGTTCCTATGAGATCCATAGAAACAACCTTTGCTACAAGATTAAGCAATATATGGAAAACTATGATAAGTTTGTGCCCCGTGTTCGCAAACAAACTCTAGCATTAAGTGAAAACTTTTTTAACTGCGACGTTTTAATTCAAACACTAAAAGGTGAAGTATGAAAAAATTGACTGTATTGGTTCTACTGGCTGTTGGCAGCTCTGTAGCTCTTTCACAAACTGCTGCCAGTTTTAAGACCAGCGAATACTATCGCAGTCGCTCGCTGGATAGCGTTAAAGCCGCAGAAGCCTGGGCTAAGGGCTATACCGGTAAGGGCGTAACTATTGCTATTTTGGATTCTGGTATACTTACTTCAAATCCAGAATTCATTAATAAAATCAAACTTACCAAAGATTTTACTGGTCAAAACAATATCGTTGACACCTTAGGCCACGGCACACATGTTGCTGGACTAGCGGCTGCAGCAAGAAATGGTAGCGGAATGGTCGGTGTTGCACCTGATGCTAATTTAATGATTGGTAAAATTACTACCAATGGTATTACTACAGGAAATATCATTTTACAGGCAATTAACTGGGCCAGTGTAAACAATGCCAAAGTTATTAACTTATCTTTCAATACCAATCTTAGTTCTACGCTGATTCAGCCTGTAGCAATAGGAACTGGTGTTTATAAAACTAGATTTAGTAACACCGGTTCAATTCCCATGCTCAACGCCTACACCTATGCACAGGCTATGAGCGGAGACAGTGTACTGGTAATTGCTTCTGGCAATGACGGAACTGCTTGGAGTGGTGCTTACAGTCAACTCGCTGTTGCAACTAATAATAAAGGCGAATTGATTATGGGTGGCAGGGTGATTGTTGCAGGAAATTGGAATTCGCAAACCAATGCAGGCGTCGGGCCGGGTAATAACGGCGCTGCTCATCTCTGTCAGATTGTTGTAGCAAATACCTGCCAAGACAAATATCAGATGTGGCAGTTTTACCTATTGGCTCCTGGTACTGGTATTACTTCTGTAGGTAATTCTTCAACTGGTCTAAGAACATTGTCTGGTACTAGCATGGCGGCTCCCACAATCAGCGGTGCTGCTGCTATTGTGCGTCAGATGTGGCCGCAATTGAATGCTGCTAAAACTGTTCAGATCCTCTTGCTAACTGCAAACAAAAATATTCCGGGTTATAATAAATTTGTACATGGTCAGGGATTGCTGGATCTTGATAAAGCTACTCAACCTTTGGGCGTGGTAGGATTGCCTACAACCACCAGCATTACTGGTGCTAAAACTACCAACCTTGCTCCAGTTGTTTTGACTGGAGGTAGCGCCAGTACAGCAGGTGCTACCAGTTTGATGGTATTGGATGAGTTTGACAGAGATTTTTATCTTCCCAGCAAAAATCTAACCGCTACCTACACTCAAAATGAAGCGGATGTAGCACAAACCGCACTACCTTATCTTACTGGAAATGTTTACAGTCAGTTCAATGAATACAACGACTACGTCTCAGTAAAACAGGATAATGTTGCCACTACTTGGTTCTATAATAACAGTGGGAAACACAACCGCAGTCCTGCTATGGGTGAGATTAGTTACAGCACTAAATTGTCCTATGGCAATATTAAAATTACCAGTGGCATGATGCTTGAACGTGGCGCATGGTTAGGTAACTTTGTTAACGGCTTCGACGGCGTTAAGAACAACAAGGACAGTGTTACGCATTACGTTGGGGTAAATTACAGCACAGAAATTGCAGGCACAACTCTTAGTTTAGCGGTACAAAATGGTATTACCAGAACTGATAGCGAAAGCACAAATATCAAGAACATTGAAATCGTTAAGAGCTACAGTTGGAGTGCTGACATTAATAAACAACTGAGCAATCAAAGTTCTGTAGGAATTATGATTTATCAGCCCGTAAGTGTTTACGAAGCTCAAGCAGATCTTGTTGCTCCAGTTGGTTTGGACGAAAACTTTGAAGTAATTCAAAACAGCAAATTAGATTTGGCTGCAGACGTCCGCGAACTGCGCACAGGCATATACTACAAAGTAAATAATCGCAGGGATATAAACCTACTTACTTTTGCAGAATATAGAAAAGACTATAGAGGCCAAAGTGGTGTTAATGATACTGCAATCGGAATCGTTCTAACTAAAAAATTCTAAAGGTGATATATGGCTAAGAAAAAGGCAAAGAAATCAACTGTAAAGAAAATTAAAAAGACCGCTAAGGTTGTAAAAAATCTACACGAAGGCAAGCGGCATTTCATGCTTGACTTTGGTGGATACGGCGGCGAGTTTATAGTTGCTAAGACTACTGAAAAGTTTGTTCAATATTGGCTTGATGAGAGTAGAGAGAACACTCTAGACGATCACATTATGGCCATGCACGAAAAAGCCTCATACGGTGAGTTTGATGAGGACACAGAAGATGAAGATAATGGATCCGATGACGAAGAAAGCAGCGGATTTGATAAAAACAGTCCAGAAGTAAAAAAGGGTGTTAAGTACATCGAGTATTGGGAACTTGGGGACATCGAGCACGATACTGTTCTTTCAAAAGACAGCAGTAGTTTTACTGTTCGAGAAATTGTTTTACATCCTAAAGCCGTATACAAAGACGGTACTGTAGATTGGGACGATAAAGAATCCAGTAAGAAAAACTTCGATTGGTCTCAAGAAAGGTTTACTTTCAAAGATGAATCCGAATCCACAGATTACGATTCGTCATCGTTGGTATCGGTTTATTGCCGAGAAATGTTTGTTAACACAAACAAGGATGAAGTAGAAAAGCCCGTTCCGGTGCTAATGTGCTATGATGCCCAAAAAGGTTCATTCTTCCGTTTATACGTAGAAACTAACGGAGAAGACTTTGATGTAGAAAAGTTAGTTGTCGGAGTTAATGAAAATAGCATGACTGAGCATATGACTGAATTTTTCTACGATAAAAAGTCTCTAAGTCAGGATCATGACTGGCTCAGCACTTGGGGCAAGGGCTTTAGTGCCAGCGTCGGGTATATGAGTCAACATGATATTAAATTTAATCGAGACAAGTGGTTAAAAATTGGTTGGAAAGAATTAGAAGGTTAATATGTTGTTACGTCTGTTAGAAAAACTAGGTAGAAAGATTGTTATTATGGACCGCGTAAATCAGCGTCCTTACTTGGAACGCTACTATCTGTTTCTAAAAGATCGCAAGCGTTTTCCCTTTAATGTTTTTCTACACAAATTTCTAAACAGCGATCCGGACGATGTGCATGACCATCCCTGGCCCTACGCCACACTGATTTTAAAGGGCGGATATTACGAATGGGTTCCCGTATTTAATAGTGAAGGAAAAATGGTAGCTGAAGAACGCTATTGGAGAGGAGCGGGACATTTTAGAAAAAGTGCAGCAGACAGTTATCATAGAATAGAACTTAAGAAAGGAGTAACCTGTTGGACATTATTCATGCCTGGTCCTCATAGAAAGGATTGGGGATTTTTAGTTAATGACGAATGGGTACATTACGAACAATATTTGACGATGAGAATTAAGACATGAAAAAATTAATTTTAAACAACAGTCAGTACACTGGGTATGTGAACAACATCTGTAGACAGATTGCTGTTAGTGACTGGAAACCAGACTATGTTGTGGGAATTGTAAGAGGTGGGGCCGTTCCTGCTGTAATGGTGAGTCATTATTTCAATGTTCCTTGTTGGATGCTTAAGGTAAGTTTGCGTGAATCGGGCGGGGAAGAAAGTAATCTGTGGATGGCTGAAGATGCATTTGGCATTGTTCCTGAAGAGCACAGAGAAACTTACAGTAGTCGCTGGGATCTAGCATTTAGAAAAAACATTTTAGTTATTGACGATATCAACGACAGTGGTGAAACTCTAAATTGGATTATGAAAGATTGGCCTAGCGGTTGTTTTCCGCAAGAAAAGTCAGTATGGAAAACGATTTGGAACAACAATGTTAGATTTGCTGTTGTAGTCGACAATGTTGCCAGCGGATGCAAAGTTAAAATGGATTTTATCGGTAGAGAAATCAACAAAGCCGAAGATGATGTTTGGGTAGAGTTCCCTTACGAAAACTGGTGGACATGCGCTGCATAATCTGTCAACGATCTATAACAGAATGGGATCCTGCTTATCTAGCAGATGATCACACACCAAAGTATTATACAGAAACCAAGGGCAAGGGTTATATAGACCGCTTTCCACTTTGCAGTCCGCAATGCTCATTGGTTCATTATCAAAAACAAAAGAGTCAAGATCATGCGAATTGAAGAAGATATCAAATTGGATTTTAAGGATGTTTTAATACGTCCCAAACGTAGCACATTGACCAGCAGAAAAGAAGTAGATCTTGAACGCAAGTATACCTTCAAACATAGCGGTAAAGTTTATACTGGCATTCCTATCATGGCTGCTAACATGGACGGCGTTGGTACATTTTCTGTAGCAGAAGAAATTAGTCGCTACAAACTATTTACGTGTCTAGTAAAAAGCTATGAAGTAGATCAGTTTTTTAATAGTATTTTCAAGATTGGCACAGATTATTTTGCTGTGAGCACTGGAACTAGCGAAAAAGACTTAAATAGATTAAAGCAGATTTTAAACGCCTATCCAGAGATTCAATATATCTGTATAGATGTTGCCAACGGATATAGCGAACACTTTGGTAACTTTGTCGCTAAAGTAAGAGAGCAATACCCTAAACACACCATTGTCGCTGGAAATGTCGTTACTGCTGATATGACGCAGGAATTGATTCTTCGTGGCGCAGACATCGTTAAAGTTGGTATTGGACCCGGAAGTGTATGTACCACTCGTATTCAGACTGGTGTTGGGTACCCTCAGCTTAGTGCTATTATCGAGTGTGCTGATGCTGCTCACGGCCTTGGTGGTCATATTATTGCCGATGGTGGTTGTACATGTCCTGGTGACGTGGCTAAAGCGTTTGGGGCGGGCGCGGACTTTGTCATGCTCGGAGGGATGCTTGCCGGACACGATGAAGGCGGCGGAAACATTACAGAAGAGTTGCACGAACTCAGCCTACGACAACCTAACAGTTACGCACCTGATTACCAAATTAAAAAATTCATAGAGTTCTATGGCATGAGCAGTGATACTGCTATGAACAAGCATCACGGTGGTGTTGCCGATTATCGTAGCAGTGAGGGTCGTACTGTACGTGTACCTTATAGAGGTCCAATCTCTAAAACCGTTCAAGATATTTTAGGTGGACTACGAAGTAGTTGTACGTATGTAGGTGCAGACAGTTTAAAAAATCTCAGTAAGTGTACAACCTTTGTAAGAGTTACTCAGCAGTTCAATTCTGTATTCATTAAGTAAATTTTGTAATTTGTCTGTCATTGTAATCCATGCAGGCCATCATGCCGCACACTTGAGGCTGTGCAGGCGGTTCCCAATTTTCTAACCATATGTTTCCTAGAGTAATATTTCTACACATACTACCATTAACGAATCCTAAATGGCTAATGTAAAGCCGTTCTATGCCTGCATTACACAATTGCCCGGTATAAGATGGATTAGAATTAATTTTCCTTTGTAAATCTTGTTTGTAATCTTCTCCGGCTTTTGGATTAATAACAGGTATTGGAGGGGACCTTGGTGCTGTATCAACCGGCACTATCGGTGTGGGCGTTAAATCTTTTATCAGTGGTTTAATTCCGCTAATTCGTGACAGTTGTTCTTGAGAATAATGAAATCTAGAACCCTCCATAAACTCGCCTTCAAACAATAGATGTCTAAGTACTCTTATTTGTTTTTGTTCTTCTAATGTTTCTATTCTTTCCATATCTTCATCAAAGTGAGTTGGACGAACAGTGCATTTAACTGTAATATTTTTTCCTTTATTTTGAAACAAATTGATAATATAATTTATAAGATTTGGGTTTTGCCAATAGTGGTAGGTTAAAATTAAATTGTCCACTGCAGGTTCTATAGCCCACCAATCCATCCATAATTTTCCGCCGTTGGTATTTAAAGTAATATGATTTTTTTCAGCTTTGGCAGTGTTTAATATTCTTGCGATGTTATGTAAATCTAAAGGTTCCCCGCCATCAAAATTCCATTTAATAATTCTATTCAAATCGTTGTTATAATGATTTACCAATAAATTAACTACCTTTATATAATCCCAAGACTCATCGGGATAATTTCCTTCTCTAAAACGAATAGGACAATAACTACATTCTGCTGTGCAGTGATTTGATAATTGCCATTGAATTTCAGTATAGAAATTTGTCATTGTATTATTGACAGACCTAAATAATTAATATACAATACTTATCTTCGAGGTATATTCACTATGGAACGTATTTTTAATGGCCCAGATACAATAGAAGAATCCGCAGCGCCCTGGCGAAATCCAATTAGAGAGGACTTTCATATTTTGGTGTATAAGGACGGCTTCCCAGTAACTGAGGGGCATTTATTGTTTGTGCCTAAATATAACTCAATGAGCATATTACAAAACGCATTTAATGATGCTTTAGACTGGGGAACCGAACAGGTACGTAATGGTCATTGGGACGGATTTAACATCGGTATGAATTATGGTAAAGCCGCGGGTCAAACAGTAATGTGGCCGCACGTTCATCTTATTCCTCGACGAGAAGGTGATGTAGATAGACCTGAAGGCGGTGTACGACATGTTATACCCGGAAAAGGTTATTATCACGATCCAAACTTTAGGTAACAAAATGGCAAAAATTAAAGTAGCAGAATTATTTTACAGCATTCAAGGTGAAGGACGCTATATGGGTGTTCCTTCCGTTCTCTTACGCACATTTGGTTGTAACTTTACCTGTGCAGGTTTCGGTATGGCTCGCGGAGAGCGCAGTCAGGAAGTTGAACCAATTGCTGCCAAGTTAAATGAATTTAAAACTTATAATGAACTTCCTTTAGTTTCAACAGGTTGCGACAGTTACGCAAGTTGGGATGTGCGTTTTAAACATCTATCTCCAATGCTAACTACAGACAGCATTGCGGAAAGCATTATGAAGATACTGCCCCACGGTGAATGGCGTGATGAACATCTTGTGATTACAGGTGGTGAGCCCTTGCTAGGTTGGCAGAGAGCATACCCCGATTTATTAAATCATCCAGCGATGAAATCACTGGAGGAAATAACTTTTGAAACCAATGGCACACAACCGTTAAGTTTGGAATTTAAAGACTATTTGCAGGATTGGAATAAGGTTGGTCGAGAAATTACTTTTAGTGTAAGTGCCAAACTGCCCGTAAGTGGTGAGAGTTGGGACGAGGCAATTCTTCCTGACGTAGTATGCGAATATGAAAAGGTAGGATACACTTATCTTAAATTTGTAGTTGCTAGCGAACAGGATTTTCAAGATGCTCAACGTGCTGTTGAAGAATATCGTGCGGCAGGATTTATGGGTCCGGTCTATCTCATGCCCGTGGGCGGCGTAGAAAGCGTGTATGCGTTAAATAATCGCCGTGTAGCAGAACTTGCAATGAAAAATGGTTTGAGATATAGTGACAGACTACAAGTTCCGCTTTTTAAAAACGAATGGGGTACTTGATATGAAATTTTTTGAAAAGTTTTTTAAGATTAAAGAACTTTGGGAAGAAAAGCAAAGAGCGGAACAAGAAGCCGCTGCTGCTGTGGAAGCAGCAAGAGTTGCAAAGTTAAGTCCTAAAGAATTGGCTACAGAAAAAAAGGAACCGTGGGTAGCTGTTTTAACCACTCAGGTAAACAAAGATAACATTAGAAATGGATTTTTTGAACTCGACTGGAACGAGTATTTTATAAGAGAGCTACGTCTTAACGGTTATCAAGGCGAAAGCGAAGAGGAGATTGTCGACAAATGGTTTACCGAATTGTGTAAAAATGTAGGCACAGAGGAAGGCATTGATATGAATCGTAGAGCAGCAGGCTATATTAATGTCAACAATCTAGGAAACGGTAGGACAGAAAGAAGTTAATGAGTAAATTAGATTTACATGGTGTTAGACACGCAGATGTAGATCGCATTGTAGAAAATTTTATCCTGTTGAATCAAAATAAATTGCCCTTAGCGATCATTTGTGGAAATAGTGATAGAATGGTAAGTTTGGTTTTAAAAGTAGCAAGAAGATTGCATTGTGAAACAGCTCAGCCAAGATTTGGTTACATTATTGTAAGGCGACTGTAATTGGATAATTGTTGACTATATTAATAAGTTGTTGTAAAATAACAGCATGAGTAAGACTTATATACTGGTTGATTCTGCAAATACATTTTTTCGAGCTCGTCACGTTATTAGAGGCGAATTGGAAGATAAGGTCGGTATGAGTATTCATACTGTATTGAGTAGCATTAGAAAAGCATGGAAAGATTTTAACGGTAACCACGTAGTATTTGCGTTGGAGGGTCGCAGTTGGCGCAAGGACGTTTATCCTCCCTACAAACGTCAGCGTAGTGAGGCAAGAGCTGCGCAAACTCCTAAAGAAGCCGAAGAAGATAGAGTGTTTTGGGAAACTTTTGACAAATTCAAAGAGTTTGTGCGAGAACGTACAAATTGCACAGTACTACACAACGAACGACTAGAAGCAGACGATCTTATTGCCGGTTTCATTCAAATGCATCCCAACGATAATCATGTGATTATCAGTACTGACGGTGATTTTGCTCAGCTTATTGCACCAAATGTTAAACAGTATAATGGCGTGACTGGTGTGACAATTACTCACGAAGGCTATTTTGATGAAAAGGGTAAGCCTGTAAAAGATAAGAAAACAGGCGAAGACAAACCTGCCCCAGATCCGCAGTGGTTGCTTTTTGAAAAATGTATGCGCGGCGATACCAGCGACAACATTTTCAGTGCCTATCCTGGGGTACGTGAAAAGGGTAGCAAAAACAAGGTTGGACTACGGGAAGCGTTTGCCGACAGAGACAGCAAGGGTTATAACTGGAATAATCTTATGCTACAGCGTTGGACCGACCACGAGGGCGTAGAACATCGCGTTTTAGATGATTATCAGCGTAACAAATTGCTTTGCGATCTTTCTGCACAAACAGATGAGATTAAAGACTTAATTAAACACACGATTAAAACAGAAATTGATAAGGGTAAAAACATATCACAGATTGGTATAAGACTTCTTAAGTTTTGTTCAGAATATGAACTTAACCGCATTAGCGACCAAATTGAAAGCTATGCTAACCCGTTAAATGCGAGGTACGAATAATGAATTCCACAGCTAAAGTATTGGTTCCAAATCAAGAATGGTTGATTAAGGACGGCGGTATTAAAATTGGCGGTGTAAGCAAAGACAAAAAAGGTTATGCCTTTTACAAAAAAGGAACAAAGATTCCTTTCAAAACTCTTACAGAAATTAACTCAGCATTTGGCATTGCACTTTCTGAAGAAAATGTCAAGAAAATTAAAGAAGAAGCAGCAGAAAATAAAAACTACGCTATCTATGATTATCCCTGCAGCTCAAAGCCCTATGGTCCAGTATACGATGTAAAAAAGAAATTACCTCTATTTGCCAAAAGCGACAAGAGCAAGAGCCAGTATTGCGCAGGATATTATGTTATAAAATTCCGCAAGGGCTGGGTCAAAAGTTTTTGTCCAAAATTGATTACGTTAGATAGATACCCGTTCCATGGTCCTTTTGCCAATGAATCAGAAATGAAGACCATGTTAAATAGTGTTAATAAAAAATGAAAGAACTTAACACAATACCCATCGAAGATTTTTTAGATAGAGTTAGAGTAGCCGTTAAGTCTAATCAAAAAACTCTAGCATTGTCAATCAAGGACGCAGTTGATTTGCAAAACAGTTTAAGTGTGGTAATGACTAGATTAGCAGGCGATTTAGATAAGATTTCTCAAAACAAAGAAACTAACGAAGTTATAAAAGTTAAAATGGACGGCGGAAACTTCTAATTTTTTGCATAAATATATGCGCAGTTATCAGGAAACAGCGCATATATGAGTAGACCAAAACCCCGAGTTTTGCTAGAAATAGCCAACAAAAAAAATTACAAAACTGATCAGGTTTTGGAATCTGAAGCCATTTGGGCTGTTTTTTATCAAGACAGGCCCATTAATCTTAAAACCACAAGTTTGGTAGCAGGAAACGTGGGACCAAAATACAAAAAAGTAAGTTTCAGCAACAGCGGTCATGCGTTTAATCTAGCCGATAAATTAAACAAAATCTTTGGTACTACTGATTTTTCCGTATACAAACTCTTCAGCGGGGTCAAAGTTGAGGATGAATCTAAAAAGTGAAATCACTCTTAAGGTTGCTCAAATTTTAAATTTAGCAGCAGATGAAAAATCACTTAAGACATATAAAACAAAATGGTGGATTAATCCTAGAGATAAATCAAAAGGAGGTCTGCAACTCAATGATCAAGGCTTTCTTTATTTTGAACAAGCTGAAATAAAAAATCATAAAATAAAGCTAGAACCTAAATTAGAAATCACTAATCAGATAGCAATTAAACTGGATCAATTTATAGATTGCCCTTGGTATATACATAGAAATCATATCTACGTTTACAGCGAAAAGATGGCCGTACAATTGGTTTTATTCTCAGGGAATATTAAAAGATTTGTAGAAGCAAAAATGAAAGCTAATCATGCAGATTAAAGAATTAAAAAAAATAAACCAATTCAAATTAATTAAAGATTATTATAAAATTGAAAATAGTTTAGAATGGGTAGAAACAGATAAAACAAAGCAGTGTGCTTTACAACATACGATAGATAGTATTTCATTTATAGAAGCCTGTGGTAGAATAAATCAAAACAAACATTTAGAGACTGATTTCAACGTATGTCATCAAATTTTATCCGGTACTATTTTTGAAGAACTTATTAACGAATATAAATTATACAGGTCTAGATTTATGTGGGTCAAAGCTAAATCTTGTTATTCTCTACACAAAGATTTTAGCTATAGAATTCATGTTCCTATAGTGACCAATCCATCAGCTATGTTTGTGTTTGCAGAACCTGGAGTAGTACATATTCCTTCATTGGAACACCTGCCTGTTGGTAAAGTTTACCAAGTTGACACTACACAAAGACATAGTTTTGCTAACTTTGGTGACACCGACAGACTACATTTTATAGGTTGCATATGAAAGTAATTGTAACCGGACATACCAGGGGTATAGGATTAGCTCTTTATAACTATTTTATAAGTCAAAATTATGATGTAACAGGTGTGAGCAAGAGCACCGGATATAATATTTCTAGCCCGTTAATTAGAGAAAAAATAATTCAGCTGTCTAAAGATGCTGACATTTTTGTAAACAATGCTTATAGTAACGACGGGTCACAATTTAGTCTTCTGAAAAAAATGCATCAGCTATGGGAAGGAACAGACAAAAAAATTATAAACATTTCAACAAGATACACAAACGGCAAAGATGTTTATTGTATTCATAAAAAATATATGGATGATTTTTGTGCAGAACAAGTGTATAATAAACCTTTCGTTTTGAATATTAAACCCGGATTGACAGATACTGATAGAGTAAAAAATATAAACAATGTCAAAATGAATACTGATCAAGTAGTGCAGATTGTAGACTGGGCATTAAAACAAAATCTGCTAATTCATTCAATTTGTTTTGCAAAATCAACTTGACAAATGGTCAATTTGATCATAAACTACATAAACATTATAACTTTTAGAGGTTTTGTATGGCAGAGCAAATATCCGCTAATCGTACTGTAGGTCCCAACGAGGCCAAACGCGCGATTCGCAAATGTATCAAAATTCAACGTCCAGTCTTCATGTGGGGTCCTCCCGGTATTGGTAAGAGCGACATTGTCAAGCAACTCGGTGAAGAACAGAATCGCCCTGTTAGAGACATTCGACTAAGTTTGTGGGAACCAACTGATATTAAAGGTGTGCCCTTTTATAATCCCACAGCCAACACTATGTGTTGGGCTCCTCCTTCAGAATTGCCCAGCGATCCAGACGATAATTCAATTCTGTTCTTAGATGAATTAAATTCTGCGGCTCAAGCCACTCAGGCGGCTGCGTATCAACTTATTCTCAATCGCAGAGTCGGTACTTATGTTCTACCAAAGAATGTTAGTATCGTCGCCGCAGGCAACCGAGATGGGGACAAAGGTGTTACCTATCGTATGCCCAGTCCGCTAGCCAATCGATTCCTTCATCTTGAACTACGTGTTGATTATGAGGATTGGCATGCTTGGGCTGTTACCAATCGTATTCACGAGCAGGTAGTGGGTTATCTCGGCTTTGCTAAACAGGATCTCTACGACTTTGATCCTAAAGGTAGCAGTCGTGCATTTGCGACTCCTCGTAGTTGGAGTTTTGTAAGCGATCTTCTAAAAGATGACGATCTTAACGAAAGTACTTTGACTGATCTTATCTCGGGTGCAGTTGGGGAAGGTTTAGCTGTCAAATTCATGGCTCATCGAAAGGTTGCTAAACAGATGCCTAAGCCAGAAGATATTCTCAGCGGCAAAATTAAGAAGAGCGACATTAAAGAAATTTCTGCAATGTACTCACTTTCAACTAGCATGTGCTATGAACTGCAAACTGCACATCAGAAAAAGGCGGCAAATTGGGATTCAATGGCTGACAATTTCTTTGGCTTTATGATGGACAACTTCTCCACTGAAATTGTTGTTATGGGTGCCAAGGTTGCACTGACAAACTATCAACTGCCGTTTGATGCATCTAAACTTAAGAACTTTGATCGTTTCCACGAGAAGTATGGTAAGTTCATTATCCAGGCAATGGAGTAACAGAATGGCGTCTGTAATGAAGTCCGAGAAGACTAAAAAAATAGTTCCCAAGGAATTCACACAGGCCGAGAAAAACAAGATTGTCGAAAAACTAATAACTGCCCGTATTGGGCTTTTGCTCCGCCATCCGTTTTTCGGCAATCTTGCTACTCGACTCAAATTGATTGAAGCCACGGATTGGTGTCCTACGCTTGCTACGGATGGTAGAA